TCACCTCTTTAACATTTTTCATTTTCGATTGAAGGGGGACACTGACGACCTCAGTGATTAAGGTTGTTCAAACTTTGTTTATTACTTCCCGACGATATACCAGTGTCGGTTTTCATTTTTGATTTACCACTTTGAACTGTGGTTTTGTGCAGACGCTTTCTCTCAGCGAATGCAAAGGGTGCAGGAGCTATTGGGTGTAGATAACAGGCGTCATCTCCAAAAGCTATTGCTATTGTTTGGGTGCTTGGGACATTTGAAGTCGCAATTGTGGACGGTAATTCGAATGTTGCTAACAGATTCGAAATCGTATTACAAGCAACCGTGGGCACGTACGCCGCACGACAATAGTAAGGAACTTCTGCATGTATACCAACCTGGTCTGAGACAATCTCATAACCTTGGCCTACTTTAATTCCTGCATTTTGAATGGCACTTAGGGCTACTATATAGTTGCTGTTGAACAGCGGACCGTATATTCGCATCCCTCCCCGCCAATAAGCAAATGCTAAACTCCACCAAAACAATGGTTGGTAACGATAACTCAAGGTCGAGTCTTCGCTCCACGGATATGTTTGATAGAGGGCAATATTACTTGGGGCTCCAGAATTACCAACAAAGTACTGTTGGGCTGGACGTTTACATACATCTGTTATTGAACCAGATGTGTCTGCCATGCAAACGTGATCTTCAATTAAACCATGAACTCCTACTGCAATAGGGTCAAAAGGCTGATTGAATTTATCGATTAGTGAACATTGAGAATCATACTCAATGCCACTTTCGTCCAAAAACCCAACATTGGTTGCACCACATAATTGGGAAAATTGAATGTCGCTTCCGCCTGCTCTATATACGTTAACGTAATAGACGGCACTTGAAGGAGAAGAAGATCCTTGCACGTCTGTAAGGGCTTCTACCAGGATAAATGGATTGCATTGCTGCGAATCATTTCCTGTGAAAGCTGGGAGGTATTTCGTAAACTCCCAAGATCTTTTTCTAAGATAGGGTACTTCTACATCACACCAAGCATCGCCGCGAACGGTAATAACTTTAGAGTAAAGTGGTACTCCGTCTTCGACGGCTGTGACCAAGCCAGAACTTAATACTGGGCCTAAATACACACTGATACGGAATGAACATGAATAAAAAGCTGTTCCAACGAATTGAAACAGATATTTGATCGATCCTCGCCAATATGAATAGGTTGCGGCTGCAAAAGCCAAAAAGTCTGGTTGGGCGCGGCCTCCCGTTGAGAAATTGTGATATCTCATCGGATGGACGACTATGTTGTAAACGACACCTGCAGTGCTTACTAACGCGGTTTGATAAAAATTGGGTAACGAGGCAAATTGAGTGACAGACAAGCCACTCGTAATTAAACCGATATCCTTCGTTACTATGTTTACTGGATTTTGGCCTAGACTTTCAGGATAGTCTAAACCATTCAACATCGTAAAACCTCGCCAAGTTCGATTCAAGGTTATTGTGCTAGGTTGATCACTAGTAGGCTTATCTAACGATGATAAGATCGCTCTCGCTATAGTAAGTGCTTCTCCGACAAGCGGGACACTCTTAACTAGTGGCAACACTGCATCTGTAATTGCTGTAATTGCTGTTGTTCCAGAAACATATTTCTGTTGTGCTTCTTTACTTGGTTTTGGCTGTTTATTATCCCTAGAAGCTTGGGATTCATAAATTACTTCCTTCTCGGACTCAGGTACGGTTCTCTGTCCTTTGACAATGGTACTGTCAAGAGATTTTGAACCATAAATGAATCCAATAGGGAGCGGTCCACATACTTTAGTATCCGTTAATGATATCCAAATAGTAATAGGAACCGAATCAACAACTGCTCCATTCGATGTGCGAAGCGAATTCAAAATGCTAAGGTAAATAACAGGTGAATATGTAGGATTATATGCGATCAAATCCCACCAAGGATCAAAGTTAACATACGGTATGTTCATTTCACATTGATCTTGTGCGCTTGCTGACAAAATGATGCCATGGTTGCCACAGGCCATTTCTGGTCTCATATCCTGTCCGCTGAGTTTTCCTGGCGGAGTCCAAGATGCTACAAGGCATCCTTGGTGATACGGTGTTGAGTTGAGTTTTATGTTGATCTTAAAACCACAACGTAGGTATCGATAAACACCATAAAAAGAGCTCAGGTCGCCAAGAACTCTACTTATTTGAACCGAAGTTGCTAGAAGTGCTTCGAGTGGTGAAAATGACCATCCTGTGGAAGAGGATGACCAAATTAACGTCTCGATTTTAACTGCTTTTTCTATAATCGATTTTGGTGTTTCATCTGGGAACGGATTGGCATTCCCATATAATCTTTCAAGAGCGTTCGGGGTGTGTTGAACTACTATTGGCGTAGTATCTTGAAAGATAATTTGATCCTCGGTTTTTAAAGCCGGACTGCTGGTCGAATCTAATCCAACAGGGGGCGTGTCTATGACTGATGTATTCACGTTCATAAGACAATTTTCGCATTATAATCAAGCGTCTTAACTTGATATAGCGTAAGGATAATTTCTCCTGTGTACGGCGTTGTTTGAATAGATATCCTTTACATATCAATTCTAAACAGGATCCTGCTACACTTTATTCATACTCTAGAACGAGATGAACAACATTTTCCATGATAACCCTATCGGTGGGTTGCTGACTTAACTGCAATATTGTTTCACGGCAATTGCTTCCAAATCATGATAAGATTGGGTAAATTGCCAAGATGGATTCAATGAAATGAGGAAAGCGTTGATAACACGCTTCGAATCCTCAAATTTACTTTGACCGTGATAATAATACTCACGTAAACAATTGTGTGCGTTGACCATGAACTGATGTTCATTCGAATAAAATTTATTACGTCGCACCCATTGAACCATTGAATGAAGTGGTGATTCAAGAAGAGGAGCAAATACCATGCCATTAGTCATCAAGTATTTACGTTGTAAGAACACAACATCCTTAATGTTTCGGCCGGCTACTATGTCATCAGATTTATCTGCTGCTGTGTGGGTGTGGTCGTAATACTCTTTTGCCATTGCGGCTATTACGATTGCATTCCACCAAGACATAATCTCGGGATCAAAAGCTCCATTAGTGTCATCACCAAAATAGACTCCTTCATTACATTCATCGAAATCTAGATGAACATCAACTTGACTACAACGTATGTAGAAAAGATTTCTGTGCTTAACTGAATTAGCACCTGTGT